AGAGAGTCCACCCAACATGCGAGCGCCAGCCTGCATAACAGAAGAGGCGTTTCGCAGTACATCGATGAAGTCTCCACCGCGGAAATCGTCGGTGAACAGTGCAGCTTCGTCTGCTGAGTTCAGGTCACGCTTCCAGTTACGCAGAACTTCTGCGGGGAGCATGATGCCTTGAGCGGCACGACCATACTGCTCAGAAGCGGCGTCAGAGCAATCAAACTCAAAACGTGCAGCTTCTTGAGCGCGACGGTCAGTTGGGTTAGCCAGAGCGTGGATAGCGCGAACCAGAGAGAATCGCTTAACTTCCTTCTCAGTCAAACCAACGTCTTGAGCTTCGAGAGCGCGCTCGCTTCCGATTACCTCAAGCAGTTCACCGCGGAACTCTTCGATTGATTTGCCTTCTGAGATAGCCTTTTGAGCCAAGTCAGAACGGCTGTGACGCGCACCAAGCTCAACAATTTGAGCGGCGTTGCGCTGTGCGGCTTTCTTGGCATCTGCCTCAACCGCTGCAATATCGACTTCGGACATTTTGTCCTCCTTAAAGTCAGTTCTAATTACGGGTTCTTCAGCAGCCTGATCAGATCGCCCCAGCCCAACAGTCACGTCGGCAGGAATCGATACTAAACTAGCTTCTACTGGACGCCACGATTTCGCAATATAGGTATCACTACTTCGCTTGTCCTTTTCCATCTTCTTGATGGCATATCCAACGCTGATGTTGGCACGAATGCCGTCAACAACGTCATCGAACGCCTCTTTGGCAAGCCCATTTCTTCCGAAACGAACCGTCGCACGGAGTCGCCGCGCCGAGTCATCGAGGTCTACCGATTCAATTACGCCTATTTGCTTCTCGGGGTCATGATCGAGAAGAAGTGGGGCGCGTCCACTAGCAAGAAACGATAAATCAATCGCCTCTGCCGAATGCTCCAATACTTCTTTGCCAAATGATCGCTCAACAGGCTCTTCAGATGAGATCGCAATGCGAGCAGTGCGCCTTTCCTCATCTACTGGAGACATATCTATCTCCATTGCGCGATGCTCAATATCAGCCGACTCAAATCGCTCTTCAGCTTCAGCTTCTACGCGCTCTTCGGCGTCTTCTACTTCAGCACTAGGAACGCCGTTGGCCTCTATCTCATCAACAATCTCATTGATATCCTTTTCGTCATCCATACCAAGTTCCTCTTGACGCTCATCAGCAGCGTCCATCGATTTAACAATCTTATTTGCCCAAGACTGACCAGCATCTCCGCCCCAAAGAGCCCATGCAATGCGACCAGCACTGGGATAGCCATCTTCCCCAGGTGAGAACCCCTCTGCCTGCTTGTCTACCTCATGGCGAGCAAAGAAAGATCTCATGCGCTTCACTGTGTCTAGCGACAACTCTTTTCCGTTGCTGATGTCCCTTGCTCGGGCAACACCTACCTCAGTGCCACCTCTGCCATGCTCTTTGCGCCACTCAAGTCCTCGCCTGGCTTCTGCAACCATGCCCTCAGACGGCTTTGTGTTGATCTCTTTACCCTTGTACTTCGGCATCATCATCACCTATTACATCGGGCAGAATTCCGACTTGAGTCGCACCATACGGCTCAAGCGCAAACTTAACGCCAAACTGCTCTGCAAGGGCTTTATCACGTTGGATCTGGGCAAATAGCTCTTCCACATCCTTGCCATACTGGGCGGCAACATCCTGTATAGACAGAATGCCGTTCTTCATTCCAATTACCGCTGCGTTCATCTCTTTCTGTGGGTCAACCCATGACCATGCTTTAGCGCGGAACGATGCGGCATCATAGAAACGATCATATTGAGCCAACGGAATCCCAAAGCTATTCACTTCCATCGCTGATCCAAGCCAATATGAAAAGATATTCACAATGAAGTGATCAAGAAAGAATTGCTGAACATTTTTGTAGTAATCCCGCTCCTCGAGAGCGCCTTGCCGAATAGAGGAATAACTCGTTGACTCAAGGTCATTGCTTAACGATGTATAACTAACGCTTAAACCGCTAGCGATGCCCTTTAAGACAGCTTTGTGAAAGGAATCAAACTCATTTGATGGGTACTGCGGGTCAAATGCCGTGAAATCAACGCCGTTTGGTAGCTGATGGAAGGTTCCAGGCTCCGCATCCATGATTGGCACAGCGCCATCCAGATCGTCAGCAACAAACCCGTCACCGGCAGGCGACGTGAAGAATCCCATCTTGCTAGCGCCAATTCGCGCATTTACTACCGCAGCCTCTCTCAATGCTCCAAGTTGCTTCAGTCCCGACATGACCGGCGACATCCACGGCTCTCCGCGAGTCTGCCCAGCCCGAAGTGGCATAAATAAATGGCACATCTTTTCTGCGGGAATGCGAACATGCTTCTTTGCTTTTGACGCAGTGGTGTAATCGTAATCACCGGGATGGTACGTTAAAACGTGATAAGCGATCGGTTTTTTAAATCGATCAAGCTCAATGCCCATCCTTATCTCATTGCCATTGGACAAGCGCTCATTCTTCTGCTCATCAATCTGATCTGGCTCTATAAACTCCAAAGCAAAGGAATCATGGAAGTCAGCACCGCGATGCTTGACGATAAACACCTCGCCATCCCGGCATAGGCTCTCAATCGCCAATTTCTGCACGTCAAGCCATGAAAGCCTGCCATCTACAGTGCAATTTCCGCGCCGACCCCACTTTTTAAACGCCATTTCAACGGCTTCATTGCCATTTTGATCTAATCTGCCATCACCGCCAGTGGCCTTAACTTGCAGCGTATAACCGCGATCACCCACTACGTTTGACTTGATTAGGTTCAAATATCGCTTGGCATACTCGTTATTTCGGCTCAAATCGCGTGATCGAGACCGCAAAACCTTGATAACGGGGCGCAATTCACTGTCTGCACTCCGCTCTGAGTCAAAAAAGTCGCTCAAAAGCCGCCCTTTGTTAGCCGCGGCGTATGTTCGCTTCAAAATCTTCGGTTTTTCGACCTTTTTGGCTCTACCAAAGTCAAAAATGCCCATTTAGAACCTCACTTTGACGGTTGAGGCACCAGATCGTCCATTTTTTGCGTCCAAAAGGCGCTTTTCCCGCAAAACTTCAGATTTGTAGTAGTTTTTCGCATCTACAAGCTCTTGAAAGCCCATTTTCGTTAATGAGCGACCCGCAATGGAATACGAAGACACATCTGAATCCGCTTTGCCCTCTAAAAGAGACTGAATCTTGCTCAACATGATCTCATTATGAGACCGGATGTCTGTACCGGAGATATCGAGATCGGCAATGACCTCAATTTCGCCTCGAGATAAAACTATTCTTTCTGAATCAGAGGATCGAATGATCTCCAATTGCCAAAAATACTCTCCCGCCTCATAAGCATATGTAGAAGAGTTTGTTGCGTTAAATAAAAAATATCCAGATGGACTAGCGCCAGAACTCGCTATCTGAAACTCAGAAGAGCCATCCTTTTTCTTGAACACATAATTTGCAGAATAACTTGCAACAGGATAGTCGGTGACCAGATCGCTCCTCTTCCATTGAACGAAGTCTCCGACTACAATTGTCTCTGGGATGCCTTCTGGGGCGTTGGTAGCGTCGAAAGCGTTAGCCATATAATCCCTTTATCGCCAAGAGTTCACAAAGCCACTACCAACACGCGGTACAAACGGCGGCTTCCTCGGTTTGGCCTTAGACTCACTTGAAATATTCTCTCCAACATTATCCTTTATTTTGGCTTTGTCTGCTAGGGTATTGATATCAATGTTAAGAATTGCAAAAGCCCCAATTGCATAAACAAAACAGTCTAATGCTTCGTTGCGAGCTCTTACCTTCTGGAATACTCTTTTCTTAAACCCTCGATGAAACCGCGTAACAATTTTCTCCGCAGTTAATTGCCTAAAGTATTCATCATCCAAATGATCATTGAAATGTATATACCCAGGGCCAGGCTCTTCAATCCGCATTCTCGCAAATAACAAGTCTTTTGCGGTGTCTACTCCGATCGGGAAGAGGGGGCATCTGACAACATTGTTTTTCGTGGGACGACCTGCAATTGGCTTGCCTTCTCCACCAACACCTTTAACAGCGAATACGCGCTTGCCAGCATTCTTCTTGGCATATTGATAAACAGAATTTGTAAAATGGCCCCCAGAGTCAATGCACGTCGCTCTAATCGCCATTTGCCTGCCGTCATACGTTTCATAAGTCTTCCCCACTAGTGAGTCGAGTTGCGTCCACAATTGCGGCGTACTGGGATCACCATACATTACCTTGTGATCAATTACATAAGATTCTTGATCCCTGGCCCAGCCAATAATCGATGCCTCAAGGCGATTATCTTGAACGTCTACCCCAGCAGTTAAAAATACCACCTCTTCTGGAATAGCTTCTTGAAAGTCCTCTCGCCTTTCATACAGAGAAAAGTCATCGACCTGCTCTCCCTCGTCTTCCCATGATTCCCCAAGATAGGTATTCGTCCAAACTCGAAGCTGCTCTGGATTCTTCTTCATTGCCAAGAAGTCGCGCACACCATCAGCTAACGGCGTCCATGGCGAATACAGTCCGTTAATGTAGAATCCAGCAATCCCCTTGAACTCTCGTTCAGCAAACCACCTGCCGTTGCGTATGCTCCACCTTCTGTCAGAATCTGACCATAATACTCCGCAGTTTGAGCAGGCATATGCAGCCGTATCGGGATTGCCATCTTGCCATCTGACGTTCTGCCAAATCATTTTCTGCTCATGATGGCAATGCTTGCAGGGAACGTAATAGTGTCTCTGATCAGATTCCTCAAACGCTTCTTCAATTCGGCTGGCTCCCTTATTGGTTGGCGTGGAAACCATCACAATCTTTCTATTCCAGAATGTGTTGGCCCTCTTCCTGGCTAATTGAATGGGGTCACCCTCAGAACCGGCAGAACTCGGGTAGCGATCAACCTCATCGCACAAAACCAAGCGTATCGGCCTAGATGCCAATCCTGCCGGTGAGTTAGCTCCAACCAGTGTCAGCGCTCCTCCCGGGAAGACCTTGTGCAAGGTGGTATTGCCAGAATCTCGAGACCTGGGGTCTTTCACCTTTTCTCTCAGGCACGGGGTAGAGCGAATTAATCCATTAGCTACTCGATCCTTTGAGAAGGACTGAGCCATCTCCACAGTCGGCTGCAAGACCAATATCGGGCTGGGATCATTTTCTATGTGGTAACCAATTATATTGAGAATCGCTTCTGACTTGCCCAACTGAGCACCAGCCATTACAACAACTTCCCTAATCTCAGGATCAGAACAGGCATCCATAATCCCTCGCTGATATTCAGCGCGAGAAGTGTGCCACTTGCCAGGCTCGCTACTTGTCTGCGAGTCCAGCCGTCTTTTTTGGTCGGCCCACTCGCTTACGCTTAGGCGCGGCGGCGGCTTTAGTGCCTGTATCGGCTTCTTCAGGTGATTGACTAGATGCTGCTGTTGTTGGGTCAATTCTTGGCTCATAGTTTGATAGCTCTTCCAACGCCTCGTTGATTAAATCCTCCAGAATCTTTTGACAAGATCCCGCCTCTGGCTCCGCTGACACAACCGGAGCAGCTTTCGTTGGAATAGATAACAACTTTCCTTTCAGCGCAGATAAGACATCATCCCATGCTTTAACCACATCTTCAGCAATTAC